ATAAGAACCTTTCTTATTGCATGATGTTATCGACGCGGAAGATTCTGTAGTACTGGTTAGACTTAGCTGCAGCAAGTCCATCAGCAGGAGTAAGACCAACGAATGGGTTTGAAGCCATGCCGTAGCGAGTCTTAAAGCCGATCTTAGGCTGGAATGTTTCTTCTCCAACCGCACGAACCATTGTGAGTGGTACGTATGGGCAATAGAAGAGACCAGCGTCATATGGGTTAGTACCCTTATAACCAACTGTGACATAGTCTTGAGTTGCATATGGATCGATGTAAACACGAGTACGTCCATTCAGAACACCAGCAAATGTATTACCAGTGTCATCTACTTGCAGGTTAGTTGCCAATGCAGGAGCATAGTCAAGCATACCTGAAGCAGAAAGAACAGAAGCAACATCTGAAGAACAGATGATGAAGTTACCCTTGCCTCTACGAGTTTCTTTAGCAATTACGTTTGCTTCTCTTTCGAGTTGAACGATCAAGCCCTTGAACTTTTCAACTGACCAACGACCATCAGCATCTGTAGACAGATTGAAGATACCATTGATTGCTGTGTTAGACTGGAGAGCTCCGGTCTTAGCTTGTGAGTTGATTGTACGAATTACTTCACGGTTGATTTCAGCCAAAATCTCAGTTGACAGGATGTTAGCCAACTCAGTTTCAGCATCAAGACCATGAATAGCTTTCAAGTCTTGAGCGAGTTCGAGTGAGTACTCAGCTTTCAAAGCACGTGACTTAGCTGTAACGGTTGCTTTTTCAATGGTGAATCCCATTTCTTGGAAAGCAGATCCGCCAGTTGAACCCAAAGCTTCAGCGTCACCAGTTGGCATACCGCCAGCTGCAAGAGCAGTAGCACGCTCGTCATCGATAGTGCCGGCGCCAGTAGCAGTTGAGTCATTCAAACCTGAGCTTGAAGAAGCTTGAGTTGTAGAAGAATCACCAGAGAAACCAGTAACTGCTTCGTTAAACAATGCTTCATCATTATTTGAAGCACCAGCTGAAGTTGACTTGTAACGTGACTTCATAGCAAAGATCAGGCCAGTAGGACCAGACATTGGCTGAACACCACATACGTCATATGCCATCAAGTTAGGCATAGCACGACGAACAAGTGCAATCAGAACTGGATTCCAGTTTGCAGCAGCTGTAGTGTTGTTAGTAGGAGCCGCTTCAGTCATGAATTGACCTTGTGAAGCTTCTTCTGCAAACGCACGCTCTTGGTTTTCGAGAATAGCAGCAGTTACTGCTTTACGGTGGTTATCTTGGATCTTACCAGCAGACTCGTTATCGAGTACTGGAGACCATTTTTCGATCAGACGATCATATGATTCCATCATTGGAACACTCCTTATTTTTTAGTTTTTTTTAGAGCTGACAAGTAAGCAGACATTGAACTTGATACCTGAATTGGAGAATCTCCATCTTCAGCTTCAGTATATGCAGCTTCTGTTGACTCGGTTACTTCTTTCTTGAAGTATGATCCTTTAACAGTTTCAACTTTTTGTGCAAAAGTTTCTTCGTCTTCAAAATCAACGTCTTCAACAAGTGACTTAAGCTTTTCTACTTGAGTTTCAGCAAGATCACGCGAATGCTCACGAATAATCGCGTCACGCTTGTAATCTTCTAACTCTTCAGAAAGCTCGATAGCTTTAGCAGTTGTAGTATTCAGAGACTCTTCGAGCTCTTCAACTGTATCTGCCAAATCATCAACTAGGTCGACCTTAGACTCAGGTACTTCGATGTAGTTTTCTTCAAACAATCCCTTAAGACCAGTCATGAAGTTTTCTGCAATCTCAGCTCTGAGACCAGCTTGAATGGCGACTTGATTGTCGGTCATCCACTGTTCAACTACGTAGTTGAGGTATGAATCGACTTTTTCTACAAGATCAGACTTAGTAGATTCGATCTCTTCAGAGAGTTCTTCTTCATACTTTGCCTCAAGGCGATCAATCTCTTCAGACAGCTTAGACTTAATAGCTGCTTCGAAAATTGTTTCTGCCTTTGACTTAAACTCTTCTGACAAAGTAGCTTCATCAGAAATTAACGCATTTAAGTCTTGAGAGAAGTCTGCTTCATACTCGAATTTAGGAGCTTCTGATGTGTATCCTTCCTCAGACTCGTCAAACTCTTCAGCCATCATTTTAGAAAGCATGACACTAAGGTCTTCTTTTTTGGCTTTAGACATCATTTGATAAGCGGCATTAATCATACCAGCTTTGGTCTTAGGCATTGGATCCTGCTTAGTGTTATCACCTTTACGCTTTTTAGCGGTACCAGTGGCTTCACCAGCCTTGTCAACAGATGCTACTGATTGAGCTTCAGCATTCTTAGGATCGTGTCCTTGAGCTTCCATGATTTCGTTCTCGTCGTCATAGAGCTCAACTTCGTGATCCATATTTTGATCTTCAGTCATGTTGACTCCTTATTTTTTTGATTTGAGTAACGAGAGGAAATTCTTAAACTCACGAACCTGTACCTCATAGAGATCTTTTCGTGGAGCTTTCTTAATTTCAGTCTCCATTCTTTCAATTGTTTGAGCTTCGATGATACCATTATTCCATACCCATTCAACACCTTCCATAACTCCATTAACAAAAGCATTCGGTGCAGATGGATCCTGAACGATATCTACAGCATTGAGCATGAAGTCAGGACCGACCATCATTGCTCCACCGCCACGCTGCAAACTTCCCATACCACGAGTTGAAACGCCAACCCTAACGCCACCATCGAGAAGACCTTCAACGATCTTACCCATAGGAGTTGCCAGTATTGTCGCTTTTCCAACAACATCATTTCCCTTCCAATCCAGGGAATCGATCTTGTGTGAAACCTTATCTAGGTTGATTGTTGGTCCCTCAGGATGATTGAGTTCACCAACAGCTCTACCTTTTGAAACTGGTTCGTCG